GCACCGGCGATAACAATGCGATCCATGAACCGACAAATCAGCGGGCACCCCGTCGGAACCTGCCCGGTGGTTGCGGACATGAGCGTAAGTGAATTAGCCAATGGGTCGTAGATTTTCGGCGCTCGCTCAATGCGATATGAACACGCACCGGCACCAGCGGCAGTAGTCAGCGTGATTGAACCAGATGCAACTGTCTGGATTTTGTAAGTTCCTTCTATTGCTGTCCCCTGTGCATTGGAAACAACAACAACCATATCATCGGCAGAAACGCCAGCAGTGACCCAGTTAGTTCCTGCACCATCATCAAAAGTTGTCCCAGAAACGGTTCCATCATCGCCAGTTGCAGCAACATCACCAAAGTCAGCAATGTAAAGGCTCTGACCCTCCTGCGCTGAGCACAGAGGAGAATCGTCTTCCAGAGTAAGCGAAGTTGAAAGTTGCGTCAATCGTCCGTATGTTGATTCGTAAAATAGGTCGCCACCAGCAGACGCAATCAACATTGACCGCAACGGATTGACGGTTCCGGTGGAATAATACTGCACACGAAACACGTTCGTCAGGCACAGCCCACCAGCCTCAGTGCACTCCATCCCGAATCCCACTCGCTTGCCAGTTTGCGCGCCTGCGGTAATTGTAGCAACCGTTTCACCACGCCAATACACTGTTACAGTTGCACCCGAAACAGTAGCCGACAACCAACCAGGACTCGAAAGAGTAAAAGCTGGCGACGGAACCGTCAGTTCGGTGGCCGTGGGGACGCCTCCCACAACCGAAGTGACTGTGCCCGAAAAAGCGCCGACGGCCCCCGTTGCCACCAACTCCACAACCACCCCAGCAGTTGAAATATCCGGCGTAGTATCATCAAGACGCAGATACAGTCGGTACTTACCGTGAAAAGCACCAGCGTGTGGAACGATCAACGCCTCAACTGTATACGCCTTCGTTGCGTCGATTGTCAAGGCATCAAGAACCGCCTCGCCTTCAGAGACAGTCGTATCTACGCTTGCGGCAGGAACGGAAGAAAGAATCAACGGAAGGCTGGACGCCCAGGACGCCTGAGCCCACATATCCGACATTGCCGTTCCGTCGAACGTATCGGACCATGCGGTAAATCCGTCGCCCAAGGCCAGCGTCATCGACGTAAGCATTCGGACTTCATGCCCCAAGTCGTCGATATGCGACTGAATCAAACCGGGGCGCGAGCCACCACGTTCCCGGTTTTCAATCGTGTCGATAGCCCGCACGTTCTGGAGATCAACGCAAGTAAACGGCGCTTGTTTTTGGTGCGCCGCCGACCTATCAAGACCTCCAAGCGGAAACTGAATATCGACTTGTCGCTTTCTCACGGCTGTCCCTCCACTGCCGCAAAAACGGCCCAGCTTTCGATACTGACACTACAAGCAATTCACCTTAACGTCACCCTCTTGGTACGTCATGGTTCCCCCGTTGCCGATTGCGTATATCGCCATTCCGGCAAGATTCCCGTCGATATTAAGAGTCTCTCCAGCCTTTGAAAGAACGATTCCTTCATCTGCAACTGCCGCCTCTCCAATTCCAAACGCCATGGCCGTTGCATTCTGCTTTTGGATGCACAAATGCGTTCGGTAAGCGTTGGCCGCAACGGCCTCTGTACTCGCGGCCGTTGCGGTGAATTTTCCACTTGCCATTGTATTCTCCCTTACGCCACGAGAGTATCGAAGATTGGAATGTAATACGGCGTCCCGTCCAGTGTGATACGCAGTAGCTTGTCAGCGTGCAGTGCATCGCCATCAGGCGCAGCGTGAGGATTCACGTCACCAGCAACGATACACCCAGAAGCCGCATTCAATTTCAACAGATTCGTTACGTGAGCAACGTCTGCTACCTCGATAGCGCTCGTTGCGAGAGCATCGGCACCCAAGAACAGCAACGCATCGCAAACACTGTCGGTTGCCGTGGCTTCAAGTTGACCCGCAATAACGTGACAAAGGCCAGTCACCGCGCCAGCGCCCTCTACGATTGCCAGAACACCAGTCACCCAGCCTTGACCAACAGCACCAGTCAGCACTGCCTTGCCAGACAATCCGGTAATGTGGGCATTGGCATTCTGGGTTGACATTCCAGCCGCCTCGACCGTTGTGTGGCCCTGCACGGCATAAGCGTCGAAGCAATTTCCGCCAATCGAAGTGCTCACCAGAGCGCCCTGAAGTCGGGTGTTGGTTGTCGCAGCCGTGTTCGCAACCTGAATATACGCAGCAAGACAAGACGTGTTTGCAACTGACTTATTGGTTGCAGTAGACATACCAACATAAAAAGCCGCGTTATCGTCGCCAGCAACGGCGTCAACAACCTTGGCACCAGGAGCACCAACACACAATGACGGAGTAGCGATGGCAGTCGGGGCGGTAGTGACAGTCAGTCGGCTAAGGCCAGTGACGGCACCTTGAACAGTCGCAGAACCAGCGGAAGTCAGCGCGAGGTTCCCGCTAACAGCCACTTCCTCGAAACTATCGCCATCGGCGACAAGAATCTTGCCAGCACCATAGGTCATCGCTCCGAAGTCGGGCAAGTCTTGGAGTTCGTTGGACGTGGTAAGCAGCGGAACGAACGCGCACGAAGTAACGCTGCCCTCGTTCACGTACACGGCACCCTCGGCGGCACCGTCCGTATGCTTGAAAATGCAGCCGGTCTGGTATCCATCGGTTCCATCCACGGGAACCGTCGCACCGCTCGCGTCGAGATAACCACGAGTGATAGGAGACGGAGTTTTGATCCGCAAGAGTTTCGCAATTCGCTGAAGCATTGAAGTAGTTCCTTTTTGTGTTGTTATCTTCCACCAAGAGTATCGTACAAATTCCTAAATCCTTGACCCATCACGGCAACGCCCATCGGATACGTCTTCTTCGCTGGGGATTTGGTTGTCGTTCTTCGCAACGCCTTTTTTTGTTCAAGCTCTGCATCAACGCGCTGCCGTTCCGTCATTTTGGGAGCAACTTTCTTGACGGTAGCCATTATATCAATTCCCCCTAGTTCGCTTCTGGAGCCACCTATTAGCTTCAAGAACGGCCTGCAATGCCTGGTAGTTGTCGTCGCACGCAAACGGACCGGACTGAAAGCCTTCAAGTCGATCCTGAACAATCGCTAGCAGAGCCTCATTCGACAGTCCGTTTGGATACTTTCCAAGAGGTCCGTTCTGGAAGTCGATCGTGACGCCGAGTGCGTTGCCGATCGTGGGCGACACGCGGTATCGGTGGCACGCATTCCCTTGCCCCGGTTCGTCAAGAACCTCGATCCGCAATAACTCATTCAGCCCGTTCACCTTGTGACTCGTCAACTCTCGCATGTTATTCCTCATAGTGGACCTACGCTACGCCCCACGTCGATCTTGTAACGAATATGACCTTTCCTCTCACCTGGTGTCTTCAGCTTAATGGGCAGCCTCCAGGTGGCCCCATACTTGACTGCGGCCATTAGATTAACTCTCCCTTATAGGTGATTGGGTATGTTCCACCAGTCATTCCACGGCGAAAGTCGCGCGGGTCTTCGGCGATCTTCTGGCCCATTTGGCCAAAAATCTGCGCCCCGCCCTTTCCATCGCGCCGGATCATGTCAACAAGTCGCCTCTCAAACGCCTGATTATGCTCGCCGTGCGGTTCGTCATGAAACCGACCTTCAGCAATCGCCAAACATGACTCGATGTACAATTCGGAGTATTTCATTCCACCAAGCGGATACGGAAAACTCGCCGTCAACGCTCCGGTGTATGCCTCGTATGTATACGAAAAAACCCATATAGCATTGGGCTTCGGATACATCAAAAGCTCCTGCCTCTGTCCAGTAGCTCCCGTTGACGCCTTGAAACGAGTAGCCGCGCACGTTGGATAACCGGAGTCATCCGAAAATGACCTAGCTCCCAATATCTTACCGATAGACGTTATAGGAATTGAATCCCGATACTCGTTAATCGGATAATAAAGCGGACTGGTAATCCTTCCGAAATCATCCGGCAAGTCGTAGTCGTAATCATCCACTACCGTAGTCAGCGTAGTCGTTGGGTTTAGCCACGACCATTCGTGCCCCGCAATTTCTGCGCTGATTGCAGGCGGGAAATAAACATTCCGAACGCCCGACTGAACAGCGCTGTCAATCTCAAGAATCTGAGCAGCCGTCCAGGCTTTTGAAACGCCGCGACCCATACCGAGATAGAACCCAACCTCTTGTCGAAGTTCAGTCAAGCCTATGGATAGCGATGATTCGGCCATATTGCGCTCCTATGCCAGTTGTCCGCTCGCTCGGCCGAAGAGAAAACCAAGCGAGCGGACTAACCGACTGTTCAACTACGCAGGAGTTCCGCCAACGATACCGCGAGCGTACCAATCACCATACCACTCCAAGGTCAATTCCTCGGCGGCGGTATCAGCCGTCCATGACACAAGAGCCGTGGAACCATCGACGCGAATACCATTGATAGTAATAACGACGTTATTGGTCGTCTGAGTACCATCAACCACAAATCGCTTCTTGACGCCAGCATAGGTGCCATTAGCAATTGTGAAAGTCGCATCGCCCGCAAGTGTTGCGGTTGCAAAATGAGTTGTTCCGCCGACCATCATGACCGTTGCACCACCGGCAGTGCAGGTGAGAACTTCCACCAAACCGGACTGCGGACCATCTTGCAATCGCGCAAGAGTTTTTGCAGCAGTAACACTGGTGTCGAGGGTCTGCAAAGGAATCGCTGTACCCTTGCCCTCGAAGCCCTCGGCCGTGAAGTAACCGGCATACGTTCCGCCAGCTTGGCAGGTAACGCGACCGACACCAATCGTCAGAGACTTCATCGCCAAGATGTAGCAGGTGCTACCCGGCAAGTTAATCTCGATGAACTGACCCGTTGACGAAGCAGCGTAATCGCGCGCTGCAACACCAGCGAAATACGGCGCATTCAAGATCGTCGGAAGTTCGACGCGATTCGTTCGCCGTGGATCGGAACTTGCGGCAGTGCCGTAGTCCCAGTTGTAACAAACGCCCTGACCTTCTTTCAGTGCGGTCGTACCTTCAAACCAAACAATGGTAGAAATGGTATCGGCCTTTTTCTGATACGCATTCGTTGCTCGACTCGTCATGTCCATGTCCTCTCAATTTATTGTTAATCAAACCCAGGCCGCGTTAGTGCGGCCTGGGAGTCTTGTTCAAACTACGCTTGGTACAGCACACCCTGACGACGCAGGTTAGTGCAAACCATCTGCATGGTGGCGTCAAGATCGACTCGACGAACCAAGTGCTTATCGGGCACCATATACGGCGCTGTCAGTTGGTTCTCCCAACCTTCGAGCACGCCGATAGCCAGCCACTTCCAGTCGATGAAGTAGATGGGATTCTCGGTATCGTCGTCCAGCTTCGGAACGTACACCAGGGGCGAACCTTTGAACGTCGCACGACCGCCCTGACTATCGAGGTCGGTTCCGAGGTTCATGTTCTGAGCCTCAAGCAACTCCTCGGCCAAACCAATGGTCGTATCGTTGCAGTACACGCCGTTTTTCATGGCACCCAACTCGGGTTGCGCGTGAGACACTACCGAACGGAATTGCGTCTTGCGGTGCATACGCCGCATCTTTCGGATCGCATCCTCCGGGGTGAACGCCGCATACGAGCCAGACCAGTTGGCCCAACGAGCCTGAGTCGTAGTCGAGATACCAGCGCGACCGGCCGCAAAACCGGAAGGATTT